TAGAAAAAGACACTTCTAGGGTATTAACAAAATTAGCTTTCATGCGTAGACTGACACAAACAGAACTTGCTTCAATTTATGGATTATCTAAAACTCAACCATTGATTGAAGTATGGTTAGAAATGTTCAAGCTGTCCGAAGAAATATCACTTGATGACCCTGACCTTGTTAATGGATTGTGTAGTATGGAATCTATGGGTGTCCTATCAGCGGGAAGATCAGCGGAGATACTTAGCTAATGGCTACTATATCAGCATCAGCATATAACGATGCAGCAACAAGAACTGCTGGTGAAGCGATTACTGTAACTTCAGGTGCAGTATTTACAGTAAGGACAGATTATCGTGTTCATGCAAATGCACCTGCCTCAAATACAGGTTCTTTAGCTGCTGTCACTGTAACAGAAGGAAGATTTGAGTGGGATAGTCGTAATGTTAGATGGCTTGCTTATAATACTGGAACTGGTAACGTACCTGCTATTGGAACAAGTATTGTTCAGGGTGGAGTTTCTGGTTATCTTCTCGGTGTTTGGGCATCCAAAACTGTAGCACAAACTGCTGTTGGTGCTGCAATGCCAGCAACAGGGTTTATAAAATTAAGAGAAGTAACAGGTGGTGCATATGCTGCTGGAGCATTAACAAATATAGGTGCTTCTGCAACTGGTGCTGATGTTCAAGGTTGGATTTCTCTTCCACATGATACTGCTGTTGATTTAACTGTTCCTCGTTTGGGTGAGTTCAGAGCAAGAGGGGGAAGATTTTTTCTTGAGAATACAAATGGTTCAGCAGGACAGGTATTTCAGATTCCAACTGATGGCTCTGCTGGTATAATTGCCCCTGGTTTATGGGTAGAGACTGGTGTAGGAACTAATGTATATGAATATTGGCCTTCCTTGTATGGAACAACAAATGGGTGGGCACATGCAAACTTAGGTGAAGCTGAAGGGGCAACAGATGCAAGACAGAATTACGTAAAAGCCCTTACCAGTGGTCAGATGCAGATGGGTGAAACCATAACATCAGCATTGACCTATGCAAGTCTTGCTGCTCAAGCTGGAACCTATGCTGAAGTAACACATTCTTGTACATATATTTGGGAAGATAACTTAGTAACTGTATATTATGCAACTGGTCATCTTCTTGAGACAGGGATGCAGACAGGATTGGATTTTACATCAGGTGGAGCCACTGCTGATGGAATTTATACTGTAACAGTTCTTTCTCCATATCATTTTACTGTTCCTTTAACTGGTTCAGGATTGGGTGGAAACGTAACATCTAAACCAGGAGTTCAAATTACATTCACAGCACATACTTTAAATATTGGAGAGCAAACGTATTGTGACTTCACTTCTGGTACTGGTGCTGATGGAACTTATACAGTCTATGCTGTTCCAAGTGCGAATACTTACAACATTGCTTATCCTCATGTAACTGCTTTAACTGGTGGTAACGTATCGTGTTTACATACTCTTGTTGTGACCGCTGCTTCTCATGGTATGTCAGTTGGAAATAAGGTATATCTCGATTTTACTTCTGGTGGAGCTACGGATGGACAGTTTACAATCAAAACATCTGCTGCTGGAACATTTAATGTTAATTTTCCTCACTCTGCTGCTATTGCCTCTAGCAACGTGACATTACGAAGAACCATTGGGAATGTAGCACCATCAGGATGTAGAACTTGGATACCTAGTAATATTCTACATGAAGTTGCTACAGGTGCAAGAGCAACAAATACAGTTCCAGCAGCAGCATTGGCAAGTAGACCTGAATTCATTACAACGAATGCTGGTGTTATTGATCTTGAGTATGTTTATGGATGTTCAGGATACCCAAGTTTTGGTCAGGCTTATAGTGTACGTCTTCAGAATTGTGCATTCTTCGATGCTTTGACTATTTCTGAGTGTGCTTCTCCATTAAATGTTGTTGATACGAATGTCTCAATGTATGGAGCTTTAGACAATGTTGCTCTTACTTTGACTTCAAATTTTGCTGGTGGTGTATTTGGTGGAAAGTTCATGCGTGGCAATACTCCAGGAACAAATGACCATGCAATTAATATTTCATATTGTAAAGGAATAGATTTTTCAGGGTTACACGGTGCTATTGTTCAATATGCACGATCATCGGGTTTTCCATTAATAATCAATTACTGTTCAGATTTATCATTCACTAATGGAAGAATGCTAAATGGAAATATAAGTGTTGTTGCTTCTGCTGGTATCACTTTTACTGGTGTAGACTATTGTGATAGAGTGATAGGAAGAACAAATTCAACAACAGCTTATTATGCTTTCCTTTTAGGTGCTGGTTGTACTGACATTACTATTGATGGAGTAACTTTTGGTGTTGGAAATACTGTTCAAGATTGTCATCCATATACAGGTCTTGTTTCCTACACTGCTTGTGCTAGATTGAAAGTAAGAAATTTAGGAACAAGAGCATCAAAGTTAAGTGGTGGAACTTGGGCTCCAAATGCTTTTGGAGTAGGTACTCTATTTGTCACTGGTGGTAACAATAACGATGTAAAACTCCAAAGAATTTATTATGACAAAGTAAGGACTGCTAACTACACCAATGTAAACTCAGATAAGAATATGCTTTATGAGTCTGTGTTTGCTGGATTTTATACATGGGCAACTAAGGCTTTGATCACAACTGTTCACGCTGATCTGAATGGATATGTAAAAGGGTGTGAGGAAATAAATAGTACCACTGGTTCTGCATCAGTTTATGGAACACATTTTGAAGATTTATTCATGGGTGATGGTAGAGGAAGAATAGTTCTTCCATTTAATGAGCCAACTACAGAAACAGCAAATGTGTTTCAGATGGATTCTGGAACAGCAAGATTTAATAGTTCCGGTGGTATTCTTCTAACTGCTGTTGGGAATCAGTGTACTTTTACTGATCTATTTACAAGATACGGTCATACTGGGTTTGAAAGAACAGAGGTTACACTATCTGGCCCAACACAAACAAGATTTGATATTCATTACCAGATAGATACTGGTTCTGGATTTGGATCATGGCATAACTTGTATTATCAGAAAGCTGGTGGTTCTGGATCAAGTGCTGCTTATACATTCACTGTTACCGATGCTACAGGAGTTGAAGTAGGAGATTATGTTTGGGGAACTGGTATAGGTCAGTTTGCAAGAGTTACAAATATTGCAACAAATACCATTACTGTGAATGTCGCAAATACAGCAACGGTATCTGGTGTTATCAGATTTAATCATCTCCCATTTGAAACGATTTCACCATCAACAGGATTTAAACTGAAAGTCAGACTGACAGTAAACAGTACGGAAACTGTTGCTTGTACTTTCCTAAGAATAGATACAATAAGCACTGCTGCTGCTCAAGCAGAAACTTTGTATCCATTAGATACAGCAGCAGTTACAGTTAATGGATTAGTTACAGGTTCCAGAGTAAAGGCATATAAAGTGTCTGATGGAACTGTGTTATTCTCAGGATCAGAATCAAGTGGTTCAGTATCATTCAATACTGATTATGTTGGTTCAGTTATGATAGAGGCAAGGAAAGCAAGTTCAGCACCATACTATATTCCATGGGTAACACAAGTAACAACTGTAGCTGGATCAACTGTAACAGCAACAGCACTTCAAGTAAGAGATGATTTATAAGGAGAATAAAAAATGGCTATTGGAGATGATTTCAGTGTAGCGGTAAATGGGGATATTAGGCATATAAGCGGAACTACCGTTTATAGTGTTCTAGCACTCCATGAATGGTTACAAGACTTAGCAGATGATGCCAATTCAACAGGAAATGATCAAGTAAGTATTCTTACTGCGAATCCAAGTAAGTTGGATGGTCCTCGTTCAGCTATTAAACCCATGCTCCTGAACTTGTTAGGATCATATAACATTAACGATGCTGCTGCTCAGTACATCAATTTTGGTTCTATTACTCAAGGTTCAGGAAATGAACTTTACACAGGTGTTAAAACAATCGGTTCACCACTGGTTGCTGGATCACCTATGTACATTGTTCAAAGTGGAAATAAACTTACTTCGTATTGGCCCAATGGTCATATTCAGATTCTTGTAAAAGGAAAAACTGGTGGATCACTTATTGACAATGGTGATATTCGTGTATTCTCCAGAAAGTATGGACAGACATACGGTGACTTTGCTGCAAACCTTGTTGCTGGTGGTGAGCAACCAGCAGCTATCAGTACCAGTGTAACAGACTGGACACCTTTGAATCTTGCTCAAGCTCTTGCTCTTAGTACTAAAGTAGCAATTTCTGTTGGTGATCATAATAAAGATACTGGTGATGGTAATGGTTCAAAGCAATACAAAGGAACTATTACTCTTTCTAATGGGTGTACCATTGCTGAAGCTGCACAGTATTGTCAAGCTATATGCGATGAGTCATCTACAACTACAATCAACGGTGAACTTGGTTGGAAGTATCGTACACTGAATGCTGCTTACACCCCGAATGGTGCTGCTCCATTTGGAGTTGTAGCTGGTGGTAAGTGGTTTGTTGCTCAAGGTTGGTACATTGCTGGTGCTCTACCTGCTGATGGTCAGAAGTATCAAATGATCAGTCATGATGGAACAACAATCACGAATCCTATTGTTGCTGGTATTACAATCGGTGGTCTTGAAGTTGGAGCACGGATTCTTGTTGGTAGGGATAATGCTGGTGGTTTCTTGACTAACGAATACACACTGAACGGTGCAACTACTTCAGGTGGAAATACTTGTGTAGTTCGTGAAGCTGTTAAAGCTGATACTCCTGCAACTGGTTATCTTCGTGTAAATGGTGTCCCTTATCAATATACAGCAGTCAATGCTGGAACAAAGACTTTTACAATTTCTGGGACATGGGGACAGGTTCATGCTGATAACAGTCCTGCATGGGTTCCATTTATTGATAAAGTTGCTGCTTCAACAACTGAGAGTTCAACCAACTATACGTATGCTTCAGATTTTACAGCACGGTTGAAAGTACGTAAGGGTGGCACACCTAACTCAAGGATTCCTTTTGAAACAACTTTTACTGCTGGTTCTTCAGCAACAAACGGTACAAACGCAATTCTTCAGGCAGACGAATAAGAGGACTATTAAATGGCTCTTACAGCGGATTTTGGTGGACTGGTCATTCATTCAGACCAGTCCATCACAGATATGGTTACTTTCCATGCAGCCCTTAGAGAAATAGAGGTTTCTGCTATAGGGATGCTATATCCAGTTATCCACACTTATAAAGAAGTGCCTCTAGGGGGTGGGTCCATTTTCCCTGCATTAGCCTTTATTAATGGATGGACTTTACAATTCCCTGCTGGAAATTTTGAAGTTCGTGGTGGAAACTTAACTGCAACTATTAATCC